AAAAATTTTGTGACTGAACATTTTTTTTTTATAATTTTCATAAATTTGGAACTTTTTTTGTATCATAAAATGATACAAAAATGATACAAAAAAGGTTCCAATATTTTATTTTAATTTGTTTATATATAATTTATATATCTATTAACTTAAGAATTTATTTTTTATAAAATATTATATTGTTATCATATATAAAATTTTATATAAAATGATACAAAAAAGTTCCAAAAAGTTCTGCTAGAATTCAGTTATAAAAAATGTATAATAGTATATATAAAATTAAAACCATAATTTATATATATTTTTAAGTTTAAAAAGTTAATATTATAAGATTTTAGGATACAAAATGATACAAAAATGCGCGGAAAAAAGTACAGAAAATTTCATTTGTAAATTATGTGACTATAAAACATCACGTCGCAGTCAATACAATCGTCATTTATTAACACAAAAACATAAAAATAATGAAAATGATACAAAAGATACAAAAAAGGTTCCAAAAAGTTCGACAGGTTATCTGTGTGTATGTGGTAAAAAATATCAACAAAAACAGAACTTATATAGGCATAAAAAAACTTGCACAGAGTTTTTGGAGGAAAATAATTTGGAGGATATAATAGAAAATACAAATGATGAAAAGACGAAAGAATTAATTTTTAAGTTAGTAGAGGAAAATAGTGAAATAAAGAATCTTATGTTCAAACAGTTTGAAACTATGCAAAATCAAATAAGTGAATTAATTCCGAGAATTGGTAATAATAATACTGTAACAAATAAACAGAAGTTTAATATAAATATATTTTTGAATGAGCATTGTAAGGATGCATTAACAATGGAGGAATTTATAAAGAAGATACAAGTTACTGTAGATAATTTATCTGTTACTAAGGATAAAGGATTAAGTGAGGGTGTTTCAAATATATTCATAGAAAATATGAAAAAGTTATCTCTCTATGAAAGACCTATGCATTGTACAGATAGTAAGAGAGAAACTATTTATATAAAGTACGAGGACAAGGATAATATAGGAGGTGAAAACAATAGTAATGGTAAATGGTTTAAAGATGATGATAATAAAAAATTAAAAAATGTAATTAATACAGTTACTCATATTCAAAGAAAAAATCTAGATAAATGGATAGAAGACCATCCAGAATGGGAGACAAATCAAAAATTACAAAATGAATATTTATTGTTAGTAAAAAATTGTACAGAGGATTTGAGAGAAAACAATAATGAAAATAAAATAATACGTAAAGTTTGTAATGAAATAAATTTACCTAATGGGTCAGAGAATGATGAATTAGAATAATTTTTAACTAAAATAGGTATAAGATATAAAATATTGATTTTATAAATATTTTATATTAATTAGATAATTTTTTATCTTTCTTTCTAGTTTTTGGAAAATATCTTAAAAAATATTTTTCATATTTTTTCGATTTTTTTTTGTCTTTTAATTTTTTAAATATTTGTGCTTTTTCTGCTCTAATATCTTGCAATGTATGTTGTTTTCCATAACATTTAAATGTAAATCTTTTTAAAACACCGGTTTGTTTGAATCGGTTTCGCGCTTGCACTCGAAATAAATATTCTGCCATACATAATATTCTTTCATTATTGTAATAAGGTTTATCTATATATAAAAAGGCCAAATAAAAGCTCAACATAGTGTCAATAGTAGCAATTTTGATAGTATTATTATTTTCTTTTATTGTATTGAAATTATAGCATGCCTGTGTTTGATATATAGTGATTATATGTATTTTGTTTACTTTTACAATATAGTGTTCAGGAATTATATCATCTATTCCATTTATTTTTTCATAGGTAATATCATCATCTATATTTGCTTTCAGAGTTTCTACTAGTTTTTCGGTAGATAATTTTGGGGTTGTAGAGAGAACATCGAAATTAAGAGTATCAATAAAGACCCTTTTTTCAAGACTAGATATGTATTTGCCATAGAAATGCATAGCGTATGCACCAAAAAATACTAAACCATCTTTCATAATAGCATTTTTGACTATTGTGAATAATTCTTTTTCATCTATATTTTTGTTTTTAAATTTATTAACATTACAGTTTTTAGTTTTTATGGGATAGTGTTTATTTAAAAGTGTAAGTCTTTTAAGTACTTTTTCCCATCTTGATATATCGCCAGCTGGACGTGACAGTTCTAGATAACAACTCATTCTTAGATAATTAGGGGGAGTGTAACATAAACCATTTCTTATGATTTGGTCTTTTTTAAGATTATTGTATATAGTTTCATTCATTTGAGTGATGTCAGCTATTGGAATAAAATTCACAAAAACTTTATATGTTCCTATATGAATGCCGGCTTTGGCTTCAACATCACTGAAACCTTTTTTAGCGTAAAGGTCAGCTAATTCTTTAGCATCATCAATGGCATTAGTAGAGAAGAAGTCATAATCTGGAATGTCATAATTAGGGTCATAGAATTGGTCATATTTTGGTAATATATTATTTATAGCAGTTCCGCCATATAGAAGTAATTTTTTCTTTTTGATGAAATTTTCAATAACTTTTAAAATATCTTTAATAATTTTTGAGCGAACAACTCTTTTAGATATAAATTTATCAGCTTTATCAATTGCTTCTCTCAAAATCTGTATTTCTTTTTCCTGTAATTTATCCATGATATATTATTTTGAGAAAATTAAATATTATAGTTATAAAAATCGCTTTGTATTTTTCTTGTTTCATAAGAAAGTTTAGGGTCTTGTTTTTTAGGTTTACTAATAGTTACAGGTACAAATCTTAGTTTTTCTGGTTTAAGAACGAAAGCAGCACTATTTTCGTTAAAAAATTCTATATAATGTCGAAGATTAGTATCCATTGTTTGAAAAGACATGGCTGAAAATTGGCAACCGTAATTTCTTGCTATATTGAAATTTGGATTAGAAGCTCTATTTCCTAAAGTTGGTATAACTAGACTCATATTTCTTCTATTAAAATCAGTTAAATCTAAATCTTGAGTAAATTTAATTTGGTTTGCTGTCATTAATCTCATAAAAACTGAACCAGATGCTATATTTACATATTCATCAAATTTAGTATGTTGATATATTGGATTAGACGCATCTACAGATATGATTATTTTGCTATTTAGAGAACATAATGATATGCCACCTAAATTTTGATTACCGTGTTTAGGGTCTTTAAATTCAAAGCTAAATTTTTTACCTAAAGTTTTAGAATTAAATTGTTGGTTATTACTTATAATATTCGCAAAATTATTGTACATATTGCAATTATTGCTCATAATTCTAAAATGTAGAATTAGAGGGTCTTGAAAATTAGGACAAGTTCCACTACTAAATGCCTGCTGTACTATAAGATTTAGAGCATCAGATATAGGTATATAATTGTAAGTTTCTTTAACAGTAAAATCTTGTATTGTTGATGTTGCAATAACTGGTTGGTCATTCATTGAGTAAATTTCAAAATCTAAAAATCTAACACCTTGTGATATGCATGTAGATAATGCACATAAATTAACAAAATCATTTCTAAAGTTGCCTGGAGAGCAGCAATTGAACGCAGACTTTACGTAAAAATCTCTTAATTTATAATTATTAAAATTTGGATTATTAGAAACAGAATTTAGACGAGGGATAATAGGAAATTGAGTTTTTATATTTATACAGTTAGCTTTGTTGAGTGTTAATATATATTGAATGTAAAATATAGTAGAAACAACTAATATTATAGATATAAGTATTGAGAAAAACATAATTTTATTATTTTTCATTTCTTCCATAGTTTTTTTTGCATAATCGATAGCTTTTTTATAGTTTTCATTTGTTTTATTTAATAATGTTTGACTATCACTCATATATATTATTAAAATATATAAAAAACTTAAACTTACTTAATAATAAATATATTAGAAATATATAAGATGCCTGGAGGGCTATTAAATTTAGTATCAGAAGGAAATATGAATAGAATACTTAATGGTAATCCGAAAAAAACATTTTTTAGAGCAACATATTCTAAATATACAAATTTTGGTTTACAAAAATTTAGATTAGATTTTGAAGGTTTACGAATATTAAGATTAACTGAAGATTCAGAATTTTCATTTAAAGTTCCGAGGTATGCAGATATGTTTATGGATACTTATTTTGTTGTTACATTGCCTAATATTTGGAGTCCAATAGTAGAAATGGTTCCACCATTACCAGTAGATGTAGATTTAAAAGGTGAAAAAAAAGCCAAAGGTATGGTAACTAGGAATTTTTGGCCATATGAATTTAAATGGATTGATAATTTGGGTGCACAGATGATAAGAACAATTAGATATAGAATTGGTGGAACAGTAATTCAAGAAATGAGTGGGCAATATTTATACAGCATGGTACAAAGAGATTTTTCCGAGACGAAAAAAAAATTATTTGATGAGATGACAGGAAATACAAGACAACTTAATGACCCAGCAAATTTTGCTGGAAGAAATGGAAATTATCCAAATGTAATTTATAATGAAGAGTGGAATCGTTCCGAAGATGGAGTAGGGGGTGCTGAACCTTCTATTAGAGGTAGAAAAATTTATATTCCACTTAATGTTTGGTCAACACTTTCTAGTAAAGTATCAATTCCACTAGTTGCATTACAATATGAATTTTTAACTATAGAAGTAGTTTGTAGACCAATTCAAGAGTTATTTGTTGTTAGATATATTCCACCATTAGCTGGAAATTGGCTAAAGGATACTACATATATAGCAAAAACATATAATGAAATTATGATTCGAATAGCTAACAATAAATTAAATAAGGAAGATTTCAATGACCCTGACGATTTAGAAACAAAAATAAATTTAATTAATGATGTGGGCACTTATGTTCAACCAAATCAAGTATTTGAAAGATATGCATTATATAGATTTTTACATGAGCCAGCCTCTCCAAGTGGTTATGAAGACCCAGAAGATAATATAAATAGTCGAGTAAAAAATGGAACTATTAGTGGAACAGATAAAGACCCTTATTTATCAAGAAATAACAATTTTGCAAGTGACATACATTTAATTAGTACATATGCATTTTTAAGTGAAGAGGAACGTAGAACATTTGCAGAGATGCCACAATCATATTTGATTAAAGATATACAAGAAACCACTTTTTACAATAGAACTGGAAGTAATATAATTAGATTACCAAATAGTAATGGATTGGTAGCTTCATGGATGTGGTTTTTTCAGAGAAGTGATGTAAATTTAAGAAATCAATGGAGTAATTATACAAATTGGGCTACAGAAAGTTTACCGTTTAAAGGTGTTACAAATTTTATGGACGCTTATAACAAACCTTATATTCCGGAGTTTTTTTATAATTTTTGTTCAAATGTATTAACTGCTAATAATAACCCAGCTAGTTGGGATAATGTATCTTTAAATAATTTTGGTTATTTCTTCTTTACTCCTAGCGGAGATTCTTTTACTGCTGATTTATTAAGTAATAACAGTATTACATTTGAAGATCTACCAGATTATTGGACTACAACACTAGACTTAAGTTGTAACGATACTAATATTACAGGTTCTCCAGGAAGTAAAAATCGGATGGCTAGAATTTTAGGACTTGGTGAATATAGGGAGCCAGTAGGTAATTTTAACGATTTGCCAAGACCATTTTTGGTTACAGGTCCATTACATGTTGAAAATCAGAAAGAAATAATGATAAGTTGGGGTTTACTATTAAACGGAAAAATACGAGAATCAGTACAAGATGCAGGTGTATTCAATTATATTGAAAAATATGTAAGAACACCGGGAAATGGAAAATCTGGATTATATTGTTATAATTTTTGTTTAGATACAGACCCATTTAAATATCAGCCAACAGGTGCTATTAATTTAACTAAGTTTAATGAGATAGAATTTGAATTTACAACAATATTTCCTCCGCAAAGGAGTAATGATATTATTGGTACAGAAATATTAGATAGTTGTGGAAATGTGATAGGTATTAATAAACCAACATGGCGTATTTTTGAATATAATTATAATTTACATGTTATGGAAGAAAGATATAATGTATTATATTTTAATTCAGGAATGGCAGGATTGATGTTTAGTAGATGATTTTTAATTATTTTAATGTCTATATATTTTATATTATTATGAAAAGTTTCATAAAAGAATATTTTAATATTATTAATTTAATAGGAATATTAGCAACAATATTTGGTGCACTACGTTTTATACCAATTACTTTGGAAATAAATAGAACAAAAAAAACAAATAATTTTACTGTTATGACACTTATATTAGGGTCGTCATCAGCTTTATTGTGGATTATCTATTCCTATTTTACAGAAAGTTTAAGTTTGAAACTTTCAGGAAGTTTGGCATTGTCAGTTTATATTTATATAATTATAATAAAATCTATATATGGTTAACCATATAAATATAATTTTGTAGTTAATATATAATGGGTGGAGGACTATTAAATTTAGTATCAGAAGGTGCAAAAAATTATATATTAACTGGTAATCCCTCTATTAGTTTTTTTAAAGTAACATATTGTACTTATAAAAATTTTGGTTTGCAAAAATTTCGTATTAATGTTAATGGTCCAAGAAGTTTAAATATGATGACAGATTCTACATTTTTATTTAGATTTCCACATTTTGCAGACCTTGTATTAGATAATTATTTTGTAGTGAATTTACCAAATATATGGAGCCCTGTTGTTGAAATATTGCCACAGTTAAATGTTAATGCTACAGATAATTTAGATTTTTTAAAAAGCATATCACCACCAATACAAGGAACTTTTATAACAAGAAATTTTTGGCCATATGAATTTAGATGGATTGATAATTTAGGTGCTCAGATGATACGTCGTATAAGATTTATAATTGGTACAACAGTAATTCAAGAAATGACTGGCCAATATTTACTGAATATGGTAAGCCGAGATTTTTCAGAAACAAAAAAGAAACTTTTTGATGAGATGACAGGAAATACTAAAGAGCTTAACGACCCAGCCAATTATGCTGGTAGAAATGGTAATTATCCAAATGCAATTTTTAATGAAGAATGGGCTAGTTATGGTGGAGAACCATCTATTCGTGCTAGAAAATTATATATACCTTTAAATTTGTGGTCAACATTACTTCATAAATTACCAATACCATTAGTTAATTTATATAGAAGTAATTTTT